CATACTTTACAACAATTTAAAACTGATTTCTTTAAAGTATTTGAAGAATACTTATGGAGAGATAATATTCAAGATTTATTATATGCCCTAGAAACAAACAAAAAAGTTTTTCTCAAAACACAAAAAGGCAAAATACAAACAGTTAAAATACTTTTTTAGAAAAAAAGTAATATCAAATACTTTTTTAGAAAAAAAGTAATATCAAATACTTTTTTAGAAAAAAAGTAATATCAAATACTTTTTTAGAAAAAAAGTAATATCAAAAAATACTTCTTTTCTTAAAATATTTTTAAGAAATATTTTAAAAAATAAAATTGAATATCAAAAATCATAATATAAATTATTTCTAACTTTTAGATTTTCATTTAAATTAACGTTAATATTAACGTTAATATTAAAATTAATATTAAAATTAATATTTACTTAAATATTATTAAAAAGAAAAATGTTTAATCTTTGCTTTCCTAGTTCTATTACATCAACTGATAATTATTTCAATCTATCGCGGAATGATGGTAGTGGTAGTGGTGTTAGTGGTAGTAATATAGCTCAACAACCTATTTTATCTCAACAACCTTTAACAAATAATTTATCCAATTCTAGTTACAGTTTATATGAAGTAGGAAAAGAATTTAAAAAAAATAATATTTTAATTGAAAAATATTTAAATGATAATAATATGAATCATCAATATTTTGTGAAAAGTATTTATGATTTTATAGTATTTGAAATGTGGAATATTCAAGGAGTATCATTAGAAAATATTAAAGAACAAATAAATGTCTATTTAATTAACCAAAATATTAATGAAAAATATATTGTTGAATTATTTATTGAAATTTACAATATAAATAAAAATACAAATACAAATAAAGAAAATTTAAAAACTCTTGCAGATTTTAATTCAGTTAAAAAAGATTTAGAAATAAAAGATTTAGAAAATATTAACAAACAAGTTATTGAAAAACTATCTAACGAAGTATATCATTTTATTGTCTTTAAATATAAACATTTAACAAAATTAAAAAATCAAGAAATTGAAATTACTAACCTAGAGAGCAAAATTAAAGAACTTGAAAGTATTATTAAAAAACAAAAAAAAGAATTAAAAATTGTTGATAAATTAACTGTTTCTAATTCTTTGTTAGAAAAGCAAGTTGATGAACTTAAATGGATTCTTAATGAAATTATGGAAACTGACTCAACTAAAAAACCTGAATTTATGTTTCATTATACAAAATCAGTTAATTATAATTCTAGTCCTGAAAATGAAGAAGAAATGGAGATTGATGATGATAACTTAAAATTGTTAAATTCTAGTTCTTTAAATCAAGATGAATCAGGAATGATTAACATTGATTAAAAAAAAAAGTTATTTTTAAAAAAGTGATTTGAATAAAGACCACCCACCATTTTGTTTATTTATTTTTTTTGTTTTATTGCTTTTATTGCAATTTTTTTGTAAAAATTCACATAATAAAACTGTTAAATCATTTTTATTATTAGATGTTTTTATTTTCATCCAAAATGATTTAGGGTTCTCTAGATAAATTTGAACTAGATTATTATCTAAATAACTCTTTTTAGAAACTGTTGGAGTATTATGAAGCCTTAAAGCAATTGTTTTAATAATTTCTTTAATTAATTTATCACTTTCTTTTCCTATTTTTTCTTTTGAATTTAATTCTTTTGATTTTGAATTTGAGTTTGAATCATTTTTCATTTTTTTAAGATTAGCAATTTCCATAAATTCATTTTTCTTTTTGATGATTTCTTCTAAAAATATATAATTTGCTCCCCAAGTTCTAAACATTTTAAGTGTTATGTCAGGATGATATTGATTTAAAAAATCATTAATATCAGTTGGTTTTATTAAATGTAAATCATCATTATTTTTATCATCATTATTTTTATCATCATTATTTTTATCATCATTATTTTTATTTTTATCATCTTTATTTCTATAATAAAATAGAAAGTTATGCGCTCTTTTTTCTTTTTTGCTTAAATTATAAAGTTCTTTTAATAATTTAACACTTAAAGCATCATCTAGAGAGCAAGTATTTAAAACTCCTTTCTTACCAATAAATTCAATTTCTAGTTTATTATTTTTAAAAGTTAAATGTTTTGTTTGTAAAGTTGAAACACCGTGAGATTGATGTTCTTTAAAATAATGTATATTACCAATTCTAAAATAACAAGTATTTAAAATGTAAATACACAAAGCAATCATTTTATTTTTATCATCAATTGGCTTATCACTTAACATTAATGCTCTAACATCTTTTTGAATTTGAATTATTTTTTCTCCAATGTGTTTTAATTCACAATATTTATTTTTAGATTGCTTATCAACAAAACTTTTTTTATAAACATATTGTTTTCTACCTTTATCGTCTATACCAACTGCTTGTAAATAATTATTAGGATTATTAGCAATTTTAATATCAGTATATGCTGGTGGAATAACTAGTTTTTTAACTCTTGATAATGTTTCAGGGTCTTTTATTTGTGTGTTATGTTTATCTAGAAAGATAAATCGTTTTTTTTTACTTTTGGGATTTACTACAATTCTTTTTATTTCTAGTTTTGAATTATTCATTTTTTTGGTTTTTTGTTTGTTTTATTTATTTGTTTGTTTTATTATCTTTATTATTGATTTTACAAGAAATTAATTCTAGATAAGAAATTAAAATTTTTATAAATTTAAAAATAATAACAAAAATATTAAATCCACTTAAAAACACTTTATTTTTATATAAATTGTTTAAGACATATTACAAAATATATTACAAAATATATTACAAAATACAAAATATTACAAAATAATTTATAATAAAAATGACTGAATACAGTTTATTTTTAGATAATACAGGAGAAAATATATTAGGAAATACAGAAAATAAGAAAGAAATAAATAGTTTGTATCTATTTAACTTATATTATTATTATTACAATCGAGGATATTCAAATTTAATTATAACTGAAATAACCAATTTATTAGTTTTAGTTTTTATGGTATTCTTTATGATTTTTTTAGTTCAGTGTGTTGATTTTAAGGAATTAATTGATTATAATACCAATGAAAATATATCATTATCCCATTTCGTTAATCTAAATAATTTTTGGCATTTAAAGCATAATGTTTTTGTTATAATATCATTGATTGTCTTTTTAGGTTATGTAATTATACAGTTGATAAGTATTTATGCAAGCAGTAAGAAGTTTTGGAAAATCCGTAAAATATATCGAGAAGATTTAGAAATAACAACAGAGGATTTGGATAATTTAACGTGGAATGATGTTTCTAATAAAATTATTAAGTATTATTGTGAGCCTAATTTAAATTCATATACTCTAGCGTTAAAGATTATGACAAAAGAAAATTTAATGATTTCAGTTTATGATGAATTAGATAAATTAAATAAAGATTCTTTAAAGTTTAATAAATATCCGCTAACTAAGTTGCTAGAATGGAACTTTATGTTTTGTTTTATTAATCCTTTAATAAATCGTAATAGAGAAATAGATTCAAAAGTCAAAATTGAAAAAAAGAAGTATTACGAAAAAGTTCAATCAAATATTAATCGTATTTTTGTTTTGAATTTATTATTTATGCCTCTTTTGTTGATTTTTATGGTATTATATTTAATTTTACAGTACGGAGAACAATTTTATAATAATCCAAATTTAATTGTAAATCGTCAATGGTCTATTAAATCTTTTTGGAAGTTAAGATATTATAATGAATTACCCCATTCTTATAATTCTAGGTTAGATAAAAGCGGATTAATTTTAAAAGAATATGGAAAACAGTTTCCCTCTCGGCTAACAGAAACTATTTCAAAGTTTATAATGTTCATTCTAGGTTCTTTTTTCTTAATTTTATTATTATTAACATTTTTGAATGAAAACCTATTGATTAATCTAAATATAACTGATAATAAACCTATTTTATGGTATATGGGTATTCTAGGTGGTGTTTTAACGATTATTAAATCATTAATTTATAAAAATGTTTTATATGACCCTGAAAAAATAATGAAAAAACTAAGTGAAAACATAGATTTAAAAGAAGAATGGGTTAATGATTGTAGAAATAAAAAGATTAAAGATAAAATAATGAAATTTTTTCCATTAAGAGCAGTTTTATTACTACAAGAATGTTATTATTTAGTTTTAACACCTTATATCTTATGGTTTATTTTAAAAAAAGAAGCAGTTATTATTTGTGATTATTTAATTAATTCATTAATAACACATCACTCTATTAATGGTTTTATTAATAAAAATTCACTTTTTGTTAATTATAATCAAATTAAAGAAAATCATAAAACAGAAAAATCTTTTGATAATTTTCAAAAAAATTATCCTGATTGGAATATGTCTAGTTTTCTTTACACACAAGAATCAATTTATCCAAATAATAATAATATTCATACACAAAATAATAATATTTCCAATTCTAGTAGTAATTTAAATAGTAATTTAAATAGTAATTTAAATAGTATTATAAATGATAATCAAGAAACAACTGATATTTTTTTAAATAGATTTTAATCTTTTTTGATAACACTTTTTTCTAAAAAGTGTTTTGATAACACTTATGCTTTTTAAAAAAAAGCATTGGCAAAAACAAACTTTTTAGAAATAGTGCATTTTTGATAACACTTTTTTTTAAAAAGTGTTTTGATAACACTTATGCTTTTTAAAAAAAAGCATTGGCAAAAACAAATTTTTTAGAAATAGTGCATTTTTGCTAACACTTTTTTCTAAAAAGTGTTTTGATAACACTTATGCTTTTTAAAAAAAAGCATTGGCAAAAACAAATTTTTTAGAAATAGTGCATTTTTGCTAACACTTTTTTTTAAAAAGTGTTTTGATAATACTTTTTTCTTAAAAAAGTATAAATATAAAATATAAAATTTTTAAATTTAAAAATGGGTGAATTAATTCAATGTGAGTTATGTGATATTTTTGTTAATTTCGATGATTATTTAGAACATTCTAGGGAGTGTTCTTTAGAATTTGAAAATCCTTTAACAGCTTCTTGTTTAACATTTAGTTATACTACTAATAACGACGATGAAGAAAATGAATATCAAGAAGAATTTAATGAAGAAGACGAAGATATAGAAGAAGATGAAGAGGAAGAGGAGGAAGAAGAGGAAGAGGAAGATTATAGTTTCGTATCAAATGAAAATGTTAATATTAATTCAATATCAGCAATTTTAAATTTAGGAAATATGAATATTAATATTAATATGAATAATCTTCGAACAATTTATGATTTAGATACATATGAAAATTATTCAAATTTAGAGGATGTTAAAACACCAGTTAAAAATATTGAAAAAGTTGCACCTATAATAAATGATAGTGATATTCCAGATGAAACTTATTGTACTATTTGTCAAGAATATTTAACAAAACCAGTTAGAAAAACATTATGCAATCATTATTTTTGTTCAAAATGTATTGAACCTTGGCTAACTGAAATGAATAATACTTGTCCTAATTGTTCTTGTGATTTACCATAAAATATTTTATTAAAAATTTATTAATATTTTATTAATATTTTATTAAAAATTTATTAATATTTTATTAATATTTTATTAAATGTTTAATTTTTAAAGTTTTAAGTATATTAACTAAGAAAATAAAGAAAGTTCTTTTTTTTCTTTCAAGAATATAAAAAGGAAATATAAAAGATTTTAAAAAAAGATTTCATAAAAAAATTTATTAAAAAAATTTATTAAAATTTAAAATGAATTTTGCTACAATAACTCAATCCCTTAAATCTATTACTAAAAATTTATATTCAACTGAAAAATTTACTCAAGAAGATAATAATGAAAGTAAGATGGATAAATTAAAAGAAAAATTATTCCAAGAACAATTAAAAAAACAATATCAAGAAAATGTTCAAAAATTAAATAATAATCAAATTAAAAATCCAACAACTGAAAAAAGTTATACTCTTTTAGGAAATAACATTGATTCTGCAACGTATGATAGTTTAACATTAAATAATAAAAATATGATTAATAATACAATTGCAAGTGATTCAGGAAAAGTAAAATCAGTAGATGCAATTGATATGGATCTTTATAATGAGCAAATCTATAAAGAACAAAATGAAAGAGCTCAAAAAAACCGTGAAATGATTGCTAAACAAAATGAAGATACTCTTTTAGAAAAAAAACAAAGACAAGAAAAATTAAAAGAAAGAGAACAGAAAGAAAAAGATTTATTTGATGAAAGAGCTTGGAATGGTCTTAAAAATGATTGGTATTGGGGGTCTTATAGTGATGATGTTAAAAAAACAAGTTATACTAATGTTAATAATTATCTTGATAAATTAAATCCTTCAATGTATAGTCAAATTCCATTAAGTAAAGATTATAAAGTAATTGGTGATTATAAAGTTTATGAAAGAGCAAATGCAGGTTCAATTGATAAACCATTCTTATATAAAAGTCCTTTTAGAGATTATATTTATGATGTTAAAAATAATAGATTAATCCCAAATGAAACTTATCCTAATATAACACCTGTACCAACTGCCATTCCTCTAGCAACCACTTTACCAACTTTAACTACAACTCCTACACCTACTGCAACTCCATTCACAACACCTACTGAAAAACCAAATCCAACACCTATTGGAACACCTATTGGAACACCTATTGGAACACCTATTGGAACACCTATTGGAACTCAATTATCATTAAAAGAAGGATTTAGCAATAATAATATTGATATAGATCCAAAATTATTTCAAATTTACCAAAAAACAATTCCAACTAATAAAAAAAATACTGTTTCTTATGATGTTGATTATACATATAATTATGTATTTGTATTAATAATTATAATTGTATTATTTTTGTTATTTAAATCATCTTAATTATTTTAATAAAATTCTGCTTTAGAATCATTCATTTTACCTAGAGGAATTTCACCAACTTCATTACCTTCTAAGCATTCATAAATTTGATTCGGTTCTTCATCAGATACATAATAATATTTACCCTTAATCTTTTTACGAATATAACTAATTTCTTCTTCTTCTTCTTCTTCAGCTTCAGTAGTATCATCTTGAGTTTCTCCTTTATCATTTTGAGTTTCTTCTTTATCATCTTGAGTTTCTCCTTTATCATCTAGAATATCATCTTGTGTTTCTTCAGTAGTATCATCTAGAATATCATCTTGTGTTTCTTCAGTGCTAGGATAAGTAATTTGTAAATCTAGTGAATGGTCTTTATGATTATCTTCATACTCATCTTTTTCACTAATAAGTTCAATCTTTTCTTTTAAACTTTCAATTTCTTTTTTAGCAATTCTAAGTTGTGATTGATAAGTTTTAATTTCTAGTTCTTTTTCACTAATTTGTTTGCTTAAATTACTAACAATTGAAAAATTTTGGTAATTAGATTGATTAAAACTGTTATCTTTAAGATTAGAATTAAGTTTTT